CAATTAAATATTTAAATTGATATCTGTTGGGGTCGACATTTGTCGGCCCTTTCCATTTAAGGAGATATTATGATTATAGCACAGATGATTATTTGGATTCAGGTAATCCTTGTAGCAGCAAAAGCCTTTGGCTTTCTTGATTTAAATTGGAGTTTGACCCTCCTGCCCTTAATTTTTATGACTTTTTTAGCCTGTGTCATCACAGCAAGCAATACTGTTGAAAAAAGAGGAGAACAAAATGACGGACTTGAATAAGTTCCAATCTATACACGATCCTTCAAGAGATACCATCGGTAAGATTTATACCGATATGGTGCAAAATGGCCCAAAAGACCGTGTAGAAGTTGGTGACATGAAAAATGAACTCATGTCCTCTTTGGTTGAAGATCTAAACGAAGAGTTAAATGACCTGGCTCAAGATAAAGATTTCGAATTATTTGATGGTAAGCCCTATTACCTTCGTGTCTATGAAAAAAGAGATTATATTATGCAGGATGTATTCCGTCGCAATCTCTATCGAACCCTATATAGACCCTATCCTGAACCTGATAGTCTAGTATTTTGGAGATCTGCTGATAGAAATACAATTAAGTTCTGTTGGTCGCTCCCAGAGCGTTATGCGATGCGCAACATGCTTGAATCCCCCGATCTCTTTTGGGATAGAACTGAGGAGCTTAGGATGATCCAGGCTTGGGAGAATTTCGAACTGGAAGCATTTGGGTTCATCAAAAACGAGATCGGAGAATGGATAGAGAATGATCGCTGGAAGGGCGATGTAGACTTGAAAGCTGCGCCAAAGGCTGGTTCCCATATCATTATCCCCACTTTCTAAAAAAAACGCCAGAGCATAGTACTTAAGATACTATACTCTAGCGACGTGATTTTTAACAAAGTTCAAGACTCAAATTCCTTTTAACTTCTGTCCACATTTCCTCAAAGGAAATTCATCGCCCTATAACCCAAACTTAAATATTTAATTCGACATAAATAAATTTCTTTAGTAGTTTCCAGTAAAAGGGAGTATAGCACCCTTAAAAAGGCTATTTTTGGCTGTTATATAGCGGAGACAGCCCCGCAAAACAAAAAGGTTTTTATATAGATGGATGAAGTCTTAGAACAAAACGAAGTTGCCGAGGTCGTACCTCATGAGACTACTCAAGAAGAAACAATTCAGCAGGAAGCTCCTCAACAGGATGTTGATCCGAGACAAGAGCGGAATTGGAAAGAACTAAATAGAGCGAAACGAGAGCTTGAAAAAGAGCTGAGATTGCAAAGGGAAATGAATGAAAGACTGCTTCAGATGCAGCCTAAAATTCAAAACCTTCCTGAGGCTGATGAATTAGATGCCATTGCAGAGAGTGATTATCTCCAGAAAGGACAAAACAAGAAGTTAGTCCAAAAAGAGCTAAATCCTCTTAAAAAAGAAATTGAGGACCTTAAAAAAGATCTTCATTTCCAAAAGCAAAAGGATCTTGTCAACAGCTTATCAAGAAAATACTCAGATTTCAACGATGTCGTGACGCATGAAACATTAGCTTTACTAGAAGAACAAGAGCCAGAACTGGCCGAAGCAATTGCCTCATCGCAAGACCCTTATAAGATTGGTGTCCAGTCTTATAAGTATATTAAAGCCTTAGGATTATCGGACAAAGTCCCTGATTCAAGACGCTTGAAGGAAGTTGAAAAGAAGCTGGATAAGAACTCTAAAACGGTTCAAACCCCACAAGCTTACGAAAAACGACCTATGGCCGAAGCATTCAGGATGACAGAAAGCGATAAAACTAAGCTCTACCAAGAGATGATGGGATATGCGCAACAAGCTGGCGGCTCTTATTAAAATTGAGGTTTAAAAATGACCGTTAGCATTTCTACAATGCCTCCGCAAATTCAGCAGAGGTACAACCAGAAGTTGCTCTCGACTCCAGAACGCAACTTGATTCACAACCTTTTTGCGGTACCTGTTGAGCTTCCAGACAACCAAGGTTTTATCGATAGACAATCAAGATATGATCGTCTCGATTTATTCCCTGTGCCTTTAGATGATGCACAGACAAACCCACCAAGCCAACAGCTTAATCGCGTTGACGTGGACTGCCGTGTACGTGTTTACGCGACCTATATCGTGTTGACCCGTCAGGTGACTATTACAAACGAAGATCCTGTTCTGAATAGTGCTGCAGCCCGTTTGGGACAAGCTATGAGAGAAACTCAGGATGTCCTGCAAAGAGACAACCTCGAGGCTACAGCTTCGATAGTAAATTCCGTAAACGGAAACAATGGCGATTTACCTAGTGAAATGGCTGCAGACGACGTTACAGACGTGTTTACACTTCTTCAAAACAACTCTGCTGAGTTTATCACAAATATCGTAGGTGCCGAGGATAAGTTCGGGACATCACCAATTGGCGATTCCTATGGTTGCATGATGACAACCAGAATGATCCCTGTCATGTACTCCATGAGCGGTTTTGTGAAGAAATTCCAATACCCAAATATCAACAGCACTCTTAGCACTGAAATTGGCGGCGTGAATAACGTTCGTTTCTTCGTTTCTGAGCAAGGTTCTGTAACTCCAGGGGCTTCATTGCTCGGCAATGACATCGCTAACTGCTTTGTGGCTGCAAAAGAGTCATATAAAGTCGTGTGGCAAACAGGCGGTAAAGCTCGCTTTATCTATCTGCCTCCTGGCTATAACAATGACCCATGTATGCTTCGGCATACCGCTGGCTGCTCGTTCTACCAAGGACAATGCATCACCAATGACCAGTGGATCGTTAATTTACGTTCAACAGGTATTTAAGGAGGATTAATATGTTACCTTATCAAATGATCGCAGGGGGACAGTTTAACCCTACTTTGAGCACTGCTTACACTGTAAGTTTACAGTCTCAAAACCCTCCTGATTTTATCGAATTGAGAAATATGGGGATGAACGCATCCAATGGATGGGGTCAAGTATCCCGTGCACAAGAATTAATGTGGTGGTGGCAGCGTGAAATGGCACAAGGGACTGCAAAAGGTCTTCGCCAGACATCTGATGCCTCTAACCCTGCCGTGATTGCAAGTTTCTTGGCTTCTGGAGGGATCACAACCTACAGCACAAGCAATCCCCCAACCTTTGCTCCTTTGGCGGCTACAGCGATCACTAACGCAAATCCTGCGGTAGTCTCGATGTCCAATACCGGAACAATTGCTGTGGGTGACTGGGTACGTCTAACTGGCGTAACCGGCATGGAGCAAATTTCTGGCTACACTTTCCAAGTGACTGCCGTAACAGCAAATACAAGCATCACCTTATTGTTGAATGCTTCAGGATTTGCTGCTGCTGCAACGGCTGCGGAAGTGACCAAGTTCTACCCAAATAAGATGTATCCAAGATACGCCTTTATTACTTCGATTAGCCAAGCTAATCAAGCGGTAGTAACTTTTAGCGCAAATACCGATTTCACCCCTGGTGAAAATATTGGTTTCCGTGTTTCTGAACCTTATGGGATGACCCAAATCAATAATCAAACTGGCCGCGTTTTGAGTGTCACAAACACTTCTTCGTCTTCCAGCGTGACAGTTGATCTGAACACAAGTGGATATACCGCTTTTGCATTCCCAACAAGTGCGGTGGCTGTTGTAGGAGTAACTCCTGCTGTGGCTGTTCCTGCAAGCTCTGGCGTCGTGCCTCTCAATGGATCGGCTACGATTCCTCAATCGCCTCCAGGAACAAATCTCTTAGATTCTTTCGACAACAAAAACACAAGAGTCATCAATTTTGGTGCTTCGATGTTTGTTAATGGCCAGTCGTCAGATATTTGGGAGTGGAGAGCATATAAATACGACAACTATGCAACCTCATAAGGGTTGAAGAAGGATCGCCCCTTAAAAAAGGGCGATTCCTTTTATGTAAAACAGATTTACACAAGGTAAGCAAATGGTAGAAATCAGAACCTTCGGAAGAAAAGCCACTAATAAAGGGACTCCTGAAGGAAATGCAGAACTCTTAAAAAAAATGCGTAAAGAGCATGACAAACCCGTTAAGGGCATGTTTGAATTTATCGATGCTCAAGGCGGATGGATAGAATTCGGATATAGAGTTTTTAAAGGTGAAGATCCAATGACCATCAAGCTTGTCCACGGTGAAATTTGCGAGCTTCCAATGGGAATTGTCAAACACCTAAATAATACAAAGAAAAAGATTAGAAAATTTAAAGCTGATCTCGATGCCGCTGGCAAAATGAGTGAACATACTGTTGTTTCGCGCCTTCGTTTTACTCCGATGGATGTAATCTAATGGCTTTACACGAGATCATACCAAATTGGAAATATATCACGAATATTACCAACGCGCTCGAAGCCGTGGTGACTTGTTCTGAGCCTCATAATTTCTTTTTGTATGAACTCGTGACTTTGCATGTCTCCAAATACTATGGAATGATCCAAGCGGATGGAATCACCGCCAAGGTCATTAATCTTGATTCTACGACGATAACGCTAAACCTGGACACTACATCCTTCTTTCCCTTTGTTTACCCCATAGAACAAAGCCTAGAGATTTTAACAACACCTCCCCATGTAGTTCCTTCAGCAAGCGGAATCATCGATGGTTCAGGCTATGAGTTTGCTTCCCAGCCATTTGGCAGCACCTTAAACGATGCTTTTGACAATGTGAGGACATTTTGAGTATTGCAACCCTCAATGATATTGTTAATAAGGTAAGACGCTTAACGGCCTCTGGAAACTCTTATCAACTAACCGATAGCCAAATCATCGATTATATCAATAGTTTCTATCTTTATGATTTCCCAGCAAATTATCGATCCTTAAAGCTTAAAGACAAGCTGACATTCAATACTCAACGGGGTATTGATACGTATGCTTTCGATAAAGAGCATTACTCGACAGTAGAAGCGCCATGCTATTGTTTAAAACGCGATGTGCCCCTTTTCTTTGATACTTGGAGTTTCTTTACTTCCTGGTTCAACTGGCAAAATCAGGAGAACTTTACTGAAGGTAACGGAGGTCCTGGCCCATATAGTGGGATTGTGCAAGCAACTCCTATCATACGGAGCACGAACAACAACCCAATCACCACAACACAGCTTACGAGCACTCAAGTTTTTCCCGCAGGTCAACCGGTTTTTCCAAACGATGCAGTCTTTGGAAGAAGCCAAAACCTACTCATCACGGTAAATATTGGACTCGGCAACACTTTAAATGTAACAGATGATGGAGCAGGAAACCTTATTGGAAATTGTTTATCAGGTGGCTCAATCAATTATGATACAGGAGAGATCTCTAATCTTATTTTCACAAGTAGCGTTCCTTCTGGAGCTGAAATTCAGATTCAATACAACCAAGCAGTACTTTCAGTACCTCTTGCAATCCTTTTCTTCCAAAATCAATTTATTCTGCGTCCTATCCCAGATCGTGGCTACACCGTTGAATTAACTGCATATCGACTGCCATCGCAAGCACTACTTGGTTCCAAAGACCCTAACAATCCTAACTTTGCCGGCGCTCCAGAGCAAAATGAATGGTGGGAAACTTTAGCCTTCGGTGCGTCTAAAAAGATCTTTGAAGACCGCATGGACACAGATGGTGTGGCTATGATGGATAAGGGTCTTCAAGAACATTATGACCTTATTGAAACAAGAACATATGCGCAACTTGGACAGCGTAGAATTGGCACCATTTTTTCAGATCAACTTTCTTATGGATATGGATCAACCGGATGGGGTTTTCCTTCCGGCGGTTCTTAATAGCGGGGTTTTATGTCTTTTACGTTAGGAATTCCAACTACTGGTCAGAGCTTAGGGGTGACAAAAAACCCTATTCAGCAAAACTTCACAACGATTTTTAACACGTTTGCCACTGATCACGTCAATCCAAATGGCACAAATGGTTCTCCTCCTGGCGCACATAATTGGGTGCAAATGCAATCAAATATTTTAGCTAACCTTCCTGCTACACCATCTAGCGTTTGGCTTATTGGTAATCAGCTTTTCAATGGAACAAATCAGCTTTTCTTAAGACCACCAGGAAATGATCAGTCGGGAATAAATGATCTTCAGTTTTCAGGCCCTTATACAGAGGTTTTAGTAGGAACCTCTCCCAACCAAACAATCGGTGGTATTTCTACACCGCTTATTGGTGGTTTGTTTTTAAAAAGTGCAACAGTGCCCATGACAAATTTTAAAGCCGTATTGTTTTCAGATGTTTGCGGATCAGCTTTTCCAAATCAAATTATTGGATTAACGGTGACAATTATATTTACTGGAAGTTCACCAGCAGTATCTCCATTGGTCAGCACTGTTTCAGCTACCGGATTTTCAGTATTAACTAACATTACATGTAATATTTCATTCGTAGCAATAGGTTATTAATGGGATTGCCTTCCCTTCAGCCAAACTTAATTGCCGGTGAGTTAAGAGGTTTAACGAACAATGTTAAGCCAATGATGCTTCCCGATCAAGCATTTCCAGTCATGGAAAATGCCTATTGCTTTCGTGAAAGAATCGTAAAAAGGGAAGGTATTCAGCTAATTGGAAGATTACGGAGAATTCAAACAGCCGTCTCGGCTGGAAATTATACGACAATCAATGGTACCAATACTTTAAATCTTTTTACGGGGCTTGGGGTTTTATCAACAGAGCCGGATGCTGAATTACAGCCAGGAACAAGTGGAGATCCCATTACAATTGTTTTTGGAGCTCCAATCAGCCAAACCTTGACCGATACTTTAGGTACGGGCCAATTGACCATCACAGGTTCAGGTCCTATTCAATTTGCCTTCATAAATTATGCGACAGGGATTGTTAACATTCGGGCAAATGCTGCTCTAGGTCCAGCTACAGTAACTTTAACAGCCTCCTATTATCCCACACTTCCAACAATGGGGATTATTGATCGTGAAACGGTTTTAGCCAATGACGAACAGACCGTTTATTTCGACACAAAATATGCCTATATCGTGAATGGTGGACAATTTCAGGAATGGATACCTGGCACAACTTGGTCAGGAGATAATTTCAATCTTTTCTGGTCTACAAATTATCGTGGAGTCACTCCTGATATCCGGTTATTGTTCGTTACCAATTTCGTTAATAATGCCACAAATCCAATTCGCTATACGGACGGTAATACCTGGACCAATTTTGTGCCCGCGGTTGCAGGAAATCCAGCCACTTTCTTCATGACTCAAGCAAAGATATTAATTCCTTATTATGGCCGTCTTGTTGCTTTAAATGTATGGGAAGCACCAGCAGACATGTCTGGCAACCCAAATTATGGATCTGCGGTAAATTATACAGCTCGGTGCAGATTTTCACAGATTGGAGATCCCACAGATCAAACTAACGGTTGGAGATCTGATGTGTTTGGAAGAGGGGGTCTTGCTGATGCGCCCACTTCAGAAGCTATCGTATCTGCTGCCTTCTTCAAGAATACCCTTATTGTCCAATTCGAACGATCCACATGGCAATTGCGTTATATGGGTGAATATGGAGCACCGTTCCTATGGGAAAGGATTTCATCAGATTTCGGATCAGATTCAACCTTCAGTAACGTTTTATTCAATGATGGCGTACTTACTATCGGTGATAAGGCGATAACGTCAGGAACGGCCGTTTCTGTTGATCGTATCGATCTTGATATTCCCGATCAGGTCTTTGATTTCAAAAATACACGAGTCGATCGCGTTTGTGGTGTTAGAAACTTCGAAAAAGAACTTGTTTTCTGGTGCTATTGCGATTCAGAGTCTTTGGATGTAGGACAAATCTTTCCAAATAAGGTCCTCGTTTATAATTACCGAAACAACACTTGGGCAATTTTTGATGATAGAGTGACTTGTTTTGGAACCACTCAAAAAATTGAGGGAATTACTTGGGATAGTTTGACTACTTTCTGGGAAGACATGGATGTCACTTGGGATTCTGTCACAACCCAAAGTTTATTCCCTGCCGTTTCAGCCGGTAATTCGCAAGGATATATCTATTTTTTTGCGAGTAAAACCGCCGATGATCCGTCCTATTCAATTCAAGGCATCAATCTTTCCACTTATCCGATTGTCTTGGATATTCCTAATCATACCCTTTCAACAGATGACATCATCCAAATTACTGGGATGCAGTTCATTGATAGCGTAACAGGAACGCCTCAAGTTTCATCTATAAACGATGATCTCTATATCGTCACATATGTTGATAATTCGCATGTCTCTCTTGAGAGATGGAACGGGACTAACTATGTGGGTAATTTCCCCTTTACCTTTACCCCAGGCACTTCAAATCCAATCGTATATGTGGGTGGGGGGCAAATAACCTTTTTCCCTGTCCTAAACGTTCAAACGAAGGATTTTAATCCTTATCAATCGGGGGGAAAACAAGTCAAACTTGCTTATATCGATTTCTTGACTGATACAACCCCTTCAGGGGTTATGACAATTCAAATTCTTCTTGATTCCTCTAATGCTGTAATTGGTAATCTCCTTACAGGCAATCAAGAGGTTGAAACATCAACAACCCCTAGCGGCTATATTACGGGAGCTACACAAGCAAACCCTTGCGTTATAACCGCTCCAAATCACGGATTAAGGACAGGGGATCAAATCCAAATAAGCAATGTACTTGGTCTTACGCAGATCAATAATATTAGTGGACCTTTCCCATCCTGGGTTGTGACCTATATTAATGCAAACACGTTTGCCATCAATACCGACACAAGTTCTGCTCCAATTGCATATATTTCCGGCGGTCAATGGTCCCAGCAAAACTTTAAGTTCTTCCTTCCTGCATCTCAATATGCTTGGCATCGTTTTTATGCCACTTGCGTTGGGCAATATATTCGCATCATCATAACTTATGATGATTTGCTTATGAATGACTTAAATACCCATGAGCAATCATGGACTTTGAATGCTATAAACTTCTGGACACGTCCGGGAGGCAATTTAATCTTCTAAGTAAAGCGGTTTTACATGAGTTTCTCTTCCGACCAGCCTCTATTGTCCAATCAGGTACCAATTTCACTTGATATTCCCCCTCCGAATGATCCTCATTTTCAGGATATTATTTCTCTTTTTACTAAAAGAGTTTCCGATATCATCAACACTAAAGAAGGGGCTTTACATACACTCCAAGAAATTGCCACCTTCCAACAATACTTCTCCTATGTCGATCCAACAGTTGTTCCCCCAGTTCCTCAACCTTTTATCTTTCGCCCAGGCTATCGGCGCACATATGATCTAGTCGCCTTATTCGGAGCAGCTATTCCCACAGGAACCACAACCATTGCTTTAACAGGATCGAATCTGATCGTAACCAATGCGGGATTCCTTGATCCAGTGAATGGTTATACAGCGGCAACCGCTGCGGGACCGATCTATTATTTTAATGGAATTTATCTAGATGTCCGTTTCGACAACACAAGTTCTTCAGCACAAAATATCATAATCCAAAATAACACGGGTTCAACTCTTACCAGTTGCATCTATAACTTTGAGTATTTGAAAATACCTTGATTAACGCTATGATTTAGCGTAGAAATTATTTTAAACGAACAAGAGAAAATATATGTCCGACTTCACTGACTTTATATTTGGAAAGAAAGATAAGCTAAAGAAAATTGATAACTTTGATCCTCGGCAGAAAAAGTTTTTCAATTCTGATATTGAAAATACTCAAGAGCTTCAGCAAGGCGGATATCAAAATGCATTAAAAACCCTAATGCAATATCTTGATCCTCAATCAAGCGCTTACGATGACTTTGAGGCCCCTTATCTGCAACAATTCGAAGATTATGACCTTCCTATGCTTGCTGAACGCTTCGCAGGACAAAGTGCAATGGGGGCTGGTATTATGAATAGTGGATTTGGGCAGGCGATTGGCGGTGCAAGAGCTGGTTTACGGGCTAATCTAGCAGGATTGAAATCACAGCTCCAACGTGGATCTGCGGAAGCACTCCTTAATCAATACAATCAGGGTTCAAATCGTGCTCTTAACGCTAGACCTTTTGATTATGTTAATAAACCAGGTAACCAAGGCATTTTACTTCCCCTTCTTCAAACTGGTATTGGAGCCTTTGGCAAAGGATTTTAAGCATGGTTCAGATTCATTATTTACCAAAGCAGCAGCGTGATATTGGCATTGAAGCCCTTGGAAGCTCTATTGGAGAGGGCTTAGGGAAATTCACCACAACTTATTTTGCCAATAAAGCATTAGATAAAGTTTTGAACGACCAAAGTCTGAAAGATAAAGCCTTATCTGAAAAGATGGATAGGCTTGAAAGTGCTACGAGACCTTATGGTGAGTATGGTCAAAACATTCTAGCTCGTCGATTGGGAATTGAACAACAACGACATGGCGAGCAAATGTTTAAAAAAGCAAGAGATGTGGCGAATAAGAAAGGTTCAACTCCCGCAGATATTCTTTTTTCTCTTATGGAAGCCGGCCAGGGCGTTCCTGGATCGGAAAGATATATAGCCCCTGCCTATGAAGCATTAACACGTCAAATGCAAATTAAAGGTGGACAGGATTATAACCCTTATGGCGAAGATGGCTCCCAAACTGCTCCAAGACAAAGGGAAGAAGATTTTGTAGCTAATACAGCACCACAAAGAAATGCTCTTCCAAACTTTAGTTCAACGGGTACTCCTGAACCAAACACCCAATTCTTTCCAACAAACAATTTAGGAAATCAAAAACCTGGAAATATCCCTCAACCAACCACAGGAGGTGTGGTAAGACCCATTCCTACGCCAGAACAGCAATTAAGAGAAGCTCAGGATCTTTCTAGGAAGTTTAACATCCCACTTAATGAATCAATTCCTCTTGTCCGCGATAGAGTTCAAACAATTAAAGACTTCAATAATCAAGTCCAATCAGATACACAGAACCGCGTGACTTCTCAGCAGCGCTATGGCCAATTAGCTGAAGAAAGGCTTCAAAAATATTTACCTGAAGCAACCGATGAGCAACGGGCGTTCTTTAAAAAGAAAGGTGAAGAAGCTTCTGAGAATTTTAAAAGCGAAGCTGACATAGATCGTTACCTTTCAGGAGAAGTTCGTAAGTTTAAGAATAATTTAACTAATATTCGTGATTCGATTCCGCCCCAAAGAGCCTATAATATGCCTCAGCAAACTATTTTAGGGACAAATACAGCCTTTGAAAAGAGAAAAGCTGATATTCGCCAAAAGTTAAAACCTCTTTTGGAAGCTGGTCTCTATGATACTGCTAGAAATACTTTGAGCGAAGTAGGTTACTATCCTGAAGAAAGAGAAAGCATCATTGGGGATTTGGGTGAAGGTTCCAAGAAAGCCATCGCTCAAATGCCAACATTCCCTAAAAAATATAAGCCAAGCGCGACAGGGACTTTTTCAGTTGAGATCCCGTCACTTGGGGAAAATGAAAAAGGTATCATAAAAAATACACTTAAACAAGCACTTCAAAATGATCCTTCAGCTAATACAATTTTGCTTAGACGTGCTTTTGAGGAAAAAAATGTTGATTGGAGAACTTTTAAAGATGTCTTCAATGAAGTGGTAGATGGAGAAGAAATTCCAGGATTTAAGTTGAGTGATGATCAATTTAATCAGCTCAATACTTTGGAGAATCCTCCTTTAAATGGACTTGAAAAGATTCTACATGGCCTTCACCTTATAGGTAGATAATGGTTGCACAAATTGTGAGCGCGCTTTCAACAGGTTTTTCTAGTCGATCTATCGTTAATCAACTTGTTAAACAATTTCCTCAGTATGCTAAACAAATTCGTGCTGCCGAAACCGCTGGATTTACAGCCGATGCAATCTTAAGCCATTTAATGGGATCAAAGAATGCTTCAACGCAAGGTGCTCTTACAGAATATGAACAGACAAAGAATAGAGATACAACACGTAAAAATCAAATTACTTCCAGCCTTGTCGGGACATTAGGAACTACGGCAGCAATTGGAGCAGGAGTTTACGCACTTTCTAGGAGAAATAATACTCCACAAGCGAATAGTTTGGGACCTTCTGCTCCTATTCCTCCAAATCCTATGAACTTATCCAAAAGAGGCACACCAAATATTCCTGGGGGCGCTTTACCTGCTTTAGAAAATAATTCTGGTCTTCCAGTTCCCATTACCCCTACTTCTAACATTGCTTTGGCTCCAGCACCCACGAGACAAAAGAATGTAGAACTTGTTAAAAATCTAAAAGAAGATACTCGACTACAAAATCTCTTCAGTGGTGGTTTGACTCCTGAAGAAGTTTCTGAGGCTCTCCCAAAAATTATCTCTAAGGAAAATTATAATGCATTTAAAAAGGCTCCTGGCGGCGTTCAGCAAGTAGTTAAAGATTATTCTGATCATCTTCAAGAAAACCCTAAGGAAAAAGACATAAGTCTTGGTGAAAAGATAGCAAGAGCCACAATTCCTCAAAAAGGTGAAATAATACCCACGCCTTCCGGAAATGCAACAATCAAAGGTGTGGATGACCAAGGAGTCATTGCCGAGATCAATGGCAAGGTTGAAAGGTTAACTCCGGATGAGGTTGAACCACCCTCAGAAGATGCTATAGAGACAGTTCAAAGATTATTGAAAATCCCCGAATCAGAACGCAGCTCTATCGTCAGTCTTTTTACCTATGATCCCGACGAAGATAAAATGTATATTCAGTTTCACAATGGTGAAACATATAAATATCTTGGGGTAGATCCTGAAAAAGTTTTTAAAGTAGCTGAAAAGCACGGCGTTCCGGTATCAAAAGGCAAAAGCATTTTCGGTGAATGGTCCCCAGAGGATAAGAATTCCCTTGGGGCAACATTAATAAAAGAAATTATAAATGATCCCAAATACCGAAAGCCCAAGAAAGGTGAGCCACCCAATCCAAACTATGTAAAACTGGAAACAATGTATGACTACTGGAAAAACCTCAGAAAACGACCAAAACCTAAGAAAGGACTTTAAGGCTCTTACGGATTTTGCTTATATCCGTAAAGCCTTAAAGGGTAATAAGAAACCTAAGAAAGGTACTTGATACGAAAGAGTTCTTCCTTTAGAAAACGAATCTCATCGTCACGTTGCTTTTCTTTTTGTGCTTTTTCTGCCGCTGAGGCTCCACAGAAATATCCTATAAAATAAATGATTGGTCCTAATATCCAACCTAATCCAATGCCATTATTTGAATTTTCCATATTAATACCTACAAAGTCTGTTTTGCTTAGATGCTTGCTGTTGTTGAAACTGTAATTGCTGCTCTTGGATTCTTACTTGTCTCTCTAACAATTCAGTTTGTTGCTCCTGATAGTTTTGCTGCTGAATTCTGGCACGTTCAAAAGCATTTGCGTCTCTTGATGGTAAATAATGAATTCTAGCCGCTCCGCAAAAAGCAGGTAATACTAAAGCCAACATTATAATTATGTTTTTCATTTTTATTTCTCCAATCTTTCAATTTGTTCGTGTCCTAAATACCAAGGGATTCTAGCTAAAAGTCCTTCAATTCCATTGATCCGACTTTCAATCACGGCAACTCTAGTTTCAATGCTTTGCAGACGTAAATCAAGTGTAGCTACTTTCCCACTGAGTGCATCGATTCTTTTTGACAAACTTTCTTCTACACCATCAATTTTTTGTGATAAACTTTCCTCAACTTTATCGATTCTTTTGACAATTTTATCTTCTACTTCTTGTCTAGTATTTTTTTGCATGAAATAGTTTTGAATTAATATTCCAATTCCAAAAGTAATAATTGCAATTATTTCTTGACTCATATTATCCCCCATCATGTTCGCGCATACGGTCATTCAACGTAAGCTCATTTTTTATATTTGTAGCAAAGGACTCAAGGAAACAAAGCTGTTCATGGAGGTTATCCCTATTGACCATGATATAGCGCAGCACCATTAAATCAATCACAGTCAATGTAATCGCGTCTATGGTTTGATCTGGTGTCATTCCATTAGGCAAACGATCCATGCGCAACGATACCATTATCTTGGCCATCCTTTCGATTTGGCTAAGCATGCTATTGGCATATCCAAAAACAATATCTTCACCTTCATGAACTTTCTTTATTTCCATAAACCGTTCCTTTTTCGTCTTGGATCATAGCATATTTTGCACATAAAAAAATACATAAATAAAAATGTTCACACATCATTGACAACTTAAATATTTTTGTTTACACGTTGATTAAAATAATTTGTAGAGGTTTTTATGGTACGTTTGAATCAACTTTATGGCGTCGATGCTGCTGTCTGGCCAACACTTCCAGCCCCAATTCAAGCTCAAAGAGCACCTGTGAGCGGACAAGATATTAATTATCCTCAAGGTCAGCCCTGGTTTGATAATTCTCAAACTCCTCCAGTCGGTTATACCTTCGTTGGTGGAACTACAAATGCATGGGAGAGCAATGCAGCCAGTCTAACGGCCCCAGGACCAATTGGAAGTGTCACTCCAAGCACAGGAGCCTTTACAACGCTAACCTCGACAGGTGCGACAACATTAGCCTCCGGAGCTGGCGTAGCAGCCAAACTTGGAAATTCGACAGGAACGCTTGGGTTTTTTGGAGGGACTGGAACAACAAAAGCTACACAGGCTGCATTGACTAATAGCGTGACCGCTGGAGGTACTACAGGCACGATTGCAAATTATACGGACCTGACGGTGTATGCCAATGATTCCAATGCAATTCGCAATGACATTTATCAGCTTTCATTGGCCCTTTCCAATGTAATCACAGCTCTTAGAGCTTACGGACTATTCACCTAGGACGATGATGAAAAAGAAAGTTGAAGCAAAAAAGATGCATAAGGTCATGGACGAATGGAAAGAAGGAAAGCTTCATTCCGGATCCAAGAAAGGACCTGTAGTAAAAAATCAAAAGCAAGCAATTGCAATAGGACTAAGCGAGGCTCGCAAAGCTGGCGCAAAGATTCCTAAGAAGAAATAAAAAACCCCGTTTGGGGCGGGGTTAAAAGCAAGGCCAATCCTAAAAAAGGATCACTTTTCCTTAATGGGTGCCCATAATTTAACAATTTGAATTTTTTTATACAAGGTAAAAATGGACAAGCTAATTAATAAAGTCGGTAAAGACCTTAAAAAAGGCGATAAGGACATTAAAGTTCTGAAGAAAGCTGACAAGAAAATGGATAAGAAAATGGCCGAATGCAAAGCCAAAATGAAGAAAGGTAAAAAGTAATGGGAAAGCAGATTGAGTATCTTCCAAGAGCTTCGATTAATTCAGCTACTTTTACAGGAAGTTATCAAGCTTTAGGTTCTCCCATCACGCATGCGGGAACGATTATAAAGATTGTTAATAATAGTACTGTAGCAGTTGATGTATCAGTCGATGGCGTTAACGATCATGATATTGTTCCTGGTATGTCATTTACTCTTTACGACTATACAGCAAATTCTCCTTTTACTGATGACCCAAGCTATAGAAAGCTAGGAACTCAATATTACGTAAAGGGCTCTAGTGGAACGGGTTCTGTTTACTTAGTTGTTCAATATATCGTTAACCTGTAGGTATCATGTCGCAAGCTGGCGGTTTTGGAACGGGGGGAAGCCCTCCAGTCACTTTCCCGATCACAGTTCCAGAGGGGGGAACTGGACTAACGACAGTTGTCCAGGGTGATTTGCTTTATGCCCCATCCTTGAATACGCTCGCATCTTTACCAAAACCTGCGATCCCCGGATCAATCCTGACCTATAATGGTTCGGTTCCTAGTTGGGGTTCTTTAAGTACTTCCATGTTCATGCAAGATGACTTCATTAGTGGAACGACGATGGGGATTCTTGGATGGGTGAACGTAGCTGGAGGAGGAGGATCTGTTGATCCGGGAGCCCAGCTTTCAACACCTAGCCATCCAGGAGTTTGGCTCTTAAGAGTCGATGGTTCTTTTGCTTCTGCATCAGTCCAGCAAAATACCGCCATCACTTTTGGGGGCGGAGCAATGACTATCGAATGGATTGCCAAAAACGTCCAGTTAAGCACTTCTACAAACCGTTTCAATATTCAAATCGGAACAGGTGACGTTTTCAATGGAAGCCCAACCCAAAACGGCGTTTATTTCTTTTATCAGGATAATGTCAATAGTGGAAACTGGCAACTCATTGCAGTAAACGGGGGAACAGCGACCACAACCAATACGACAACCCCAGGGGATACGAACTTCCATCGTTTCACTATTGAAGTGAATGCGTCAGGGTCAAGTGCAGAATTCTTTATTGATGGTGTCTCACAGGGGACTGTCACCTCCAATATTCCTACGACTAATCTTACTTCATTTCAGATTCAAATAAATAACACTGGTCCTTCTACTAGCACAAACTGTGATCTTTGGCTAGATGCCTTTTCTGCTTATCAACTATTCACAACGTCGAGGTAATAATGTCACAAATTCCTTACCATTATGATGAAATTATTCGTATAATTGAATTAGAGCGAAAAGAAAAATTGATTAAAGATGTAGAAGAATCAATCGGGCAAACCGAAATCAAGGACGTGTAAAGATGTCACAAGCTGGCGCTCTTACATCTAGCAGTGGGCCTCCTCCTCCAACACAAGAAATAACATTCCTTAATGATCAGGATACCAGTTCAACCACGAGTGGAGATGTATTAAATTTAATTTCCGACGAATCTGATTTAAATAATGAAAATGGAATTTTTGTATTAGGATCTGGAAACACTTCAACTATCTTTCTTTCTAATCGAATTTCTGGAACGGCAACCACTACCACCGCAGGGACAGCCAATCTGGTTAGTCTAAATCTTGGGTCGAGCCCTGGCACCTTTGTATTTGACATTCGTGTCTGCGGAGTGGATACAACAACGCCGGCCGGTTCAGGCTATAGCATTTTTGCCACATTTTATACGAATGGATCAATGGCAACTTTGGTTCAGGATGCGGACCGTATAAATCAGGAAAGTCCCCCCGTGATAGGGGGCTTAGCAACCATGATAGCGAGCGGAAATACCGCCGTCGTCCAAGTCACCGGTGTGGCAGGAGAGACTATTAACTGGAATTGTGTTGGTAACTATACGCAGGTGAACTAATGGCTGGTTTTGACAATCAAGTAATGTTTGCAAATAACGTAGACTTTCGCGGGGTAAATCCTGTGGTGGGTCAAGTCATTGCTAACGGTCAGCTATTAATTGGTTCGGTTACTGGAGCTCCGATTCAAGCAAATACCCTTTCCTCTGCGGATGGTTCGGTGACGATTACGAACGGACCGGGATCAATTGATTTAAAAGTGGATGGGGGCACCACTGTCGTCACAAGTCTCGTGCCTCAAATTGGTACCTCACCGGTATCTCCAGTAGGCGGCGTGATCAATCTTAACGGGGCGGTCGTGGCAGCGGGAACAAATCCCGTGCGGACGGATGGAACGGGAACAAATAATTTAGCCATTCAATTGCAGACATCGCAAGCGATAGCATCGACGAATGCGGCAAATATTGGCCTATCAGCTTTTAATTCCGAAGCCTTTAGTGTGGACGGAAATGGTTTCGTTTCGCTGATCGGTGGGGGCATCCCCACAACAGATTTTGACGTGGATGCGCATACATCTCCTGGAACCAATCCGGTAGTCCCTTCATCTTCTGGCATCGTGACCATAACAGGGGGGCAGGTAGCGGCAGGAACTACCTCAAATGTTATCCGAACTAACTCGCTAGCTGCAAATACTTATGCAGTTCAGGTTCAAAGATCTCAGGCTGTGGCTTCTTCCACTGTTGGAGCTAATGGGGTATCCCATTTCAATAGCGCCCAATTTACCGTTGATTCTAACGGATTTGTGAGTGCAACAGGAACCCTACCAATCCAATTTACCGGTGATAGTGGAACCCCAGCGGTTCCCTCAGGTGGCAATATTAATATTCTGGGTGGACCTGGAGTCACTACAAGCACAGCGGGAAGTACGGTAACTATTAACTCAGTCGTTTTTACGGATCAAGGATCATCAACCACGGTAGCCTCCGATAATGGTTATTTCGTAACAGGCACTTTCAATATGACTCTGCCAGCATCTCCCGTACAAGGAGAAATGGTGATCATCTATGCCGATACGACAAACACGGTAACAATTACAGCTAATACAGGTCAAGTCATTCGTCAAGGAACGAATGTAACGGCCTCTGCTGGTTCCATTACTTCTGGAGCTCAGGGAGACTCGCTCACCCTTCGTTATCGCTCAACTGGAGCCGAATGGAACGCTGTGGGATCAACCGGGGGATGGATATTCTAATGACAAAATGCGTTTCTTGCGATGAGCCTACTGACTTAGATTTTTTGATGTGCGAACGTTGTCGAGATGTTTGTCGCCAAAAGACAAAACAAAATAATTCCCTAAAGACTCCATGCAGAGGTAAAGATGCCGCTAAAGACAGCCGATAATAATTATTCTACAACTCGATGGATTGTAAGCGCAAATTATTCTGATGGATGTAGCCATACAAGCTTAGCTTCGGCCTATGCTTCTTCTAATGCCGGGGATACTATTGTTATCCGAGATGGCACTTATAGTATTGGCACTCAGGCTATGAAAGCAGGGGTGAATATAGCGGCTTGGAATGGGAATGAGCTAACCCCAAATGTCACTCTCATTGGAACTTTAACAGCTTCCTTTGCAGGTTCTGCATCGATTTCAGGGATATGTCTCCAAACCAATTCTGCTAATTTTTTAAACGTGTCTGGATCTTCGGCGACAGTTATCAATATGGAAAATTGCTATCTGAATTGCACAAATAATACAGGCATTTCCTTTTCCAGTTCATCCGCTTCGTCGCAGATTCTTATAACGAATTGTAGAGGTGATTTGGGAACGACAAGCATTGGATTATATTCTTCAACTTCTGCAGGTTTGATCTTAGTTGAAAAAACAATTATGACCAACTCAGGAAATAGTGCAACAGCTTCCACCCACTCGGCTGGAACCGTTTCAATCCTTTATAGCCGTCTGCCAATTCCTTTTGCTTCAAGTGGAACTGGTACCTTTGGAACAATTAATTTTACCCTAATCGATACATCGCCCACGAATACCACCTCGTTAACTCATAACGGTTCGACTAATTGTACTATTGCTTCATCGTATCTTTCTAGTGGAACGGCAACATGTCTTGTTATCGGAAGTGGCGCGACCGTTCAAGCAAATGATATTCAACTTAGGACGGGAAATACTAATGCTGCCTCGGGAGCTGGGACCCTAACATATACGGATATCCAGTATATGGGTATAGGTAAAGGACTTTCTGTAACAACTTTAAATCGTCAACAAGTAGAAGGTGGGTTTTTTCGGGGTATTCAAGATGCAACAACTCCGGGCACAGGATGCTTGGGGGAAAGGTTTTCATCTAATGTGCTAACTGGTTCTGCTGTTTCTGTTTCTAATGCCTCAGCTAAGACTATTACCTCTATTACTTTGAGCGCTGGATGTTGGGACATTAGCGCAATTGGTTGTGCAAAAGGCACTTTAACAGGAACGGACTTCCAGGTATGTATTTCGACCTCAACCAATTCCATCACAGGAGCTAATGGAGATAACGTTGCTCGCACACCTACAATGCCAACGGCAAATTCAGATTCCACCTTGGTTGTTCCTGCCTGGAGAGTAAATATTGCATCTTCGACTACTTATTTTCTAGTGATGCAAATCAATTATTCTGCTGGAACAGGTACAGGATATGGAAGAATTTCAGCCGTTAGGGTTGCTTAGAAGCAATTAAAAGTGCTGCCCCAACGATTCCAATGAAGAATCCGACACTGAGATAAAGTAAAATTTCTCCGTAATGCATCACGATTGATCACCTAATGGATAAAGACTCTTAAAAGCTTGTCCAGCCCTTAGGTCCTGATACTTCTCCGCGTCTGTTCTCTTATCCGTTGATGGAATCCTTTCTATCTTTTGCCTGTAAATCATTTTAGGGCTAGCTTGCAAAGGACAATCTTGGGGTTGCAATTTTGGTAATGGTGCGGTCATTTTGAACCTCCTGCCAATTCGGTAGGCATAATATTTTTCATGACTAAAACAGTTTTTATGATTGTAACGTCTTTTTCAATTTCATTAATTTTTGTATTTAAATTCCAGAAACATCCTACAAAAGTTGCAATGATTGCAATAGTGTCCGCATGTTGCTTGAGCCAATCCATTATTCACCTCTTGATTTTGCCCATATCATATCAATGAGCAATATTTCAAGTCGAGTTCTTTCCTGTTCAGGCTTAGCCTTTGCCTCAATGATTTTGACTACTGTTTTCACATGTGGGGTCAAGCTGGGTGGTTCCATTACATTTCCACATCCTAATCTGGTTTCTTTTTGTTATCTTTCTTTTTCTGACTTTCTCTCAAAGAGCCATTGGCCATAGCGACAACGCCTTTGACTTCAAGGATCATGTGGTTAAGTCGATTGAAATTGTCATGGTATTTTTGTTGGGCTTCAATCAATTTGTTAATATTGAGGGTTTTTAATCCTTGATTAATTTCTAATAAACGGTCTGTATTTCGTTCAGACTCCATATCTAATCTTCTATGCATATCATCAATATGTTCAAAAATTAGTTCTAATTTTTCCAGCATTTCAGCATGACGCTGTTTCATTCCAAACATTATTATTTCTCTCTATTGTAATAAATTTTGTTTTTATCGATATCACTGATAAAATTTTGTAATTTAAAATCGATCGTTCTTAAAAGTTCAGTCATGTCCTTTACTTGGTTTCTCATATCAGAGATAATTGAGGGAATATTATTTATCATAATTTTTACATTTTCTTCGTTCACAGGCATTTCATCGCGAAAGTGAAGATTGTTTTCATGTAATAGTCTTTGCATTTCTCTCAAAGAAAATTTTCCAACATTTCTCCAGCTCATAATTTCTCTGGTTGTAAATGTCGCAAGCGTCCCTAACGTATGAATATTGTTAAATTTTAAAATATTTTCTGTGCGCACACTCATTTCAAACCAATGCAATGGACGTACTTCTGGAGGAAGATTGCATTCCTCATCCATTATTCCCTCACAATTGTTAATATGTCATCTGGCTTGACTACGTAATAATCTCGATCGCCATAACTCAGCTCTACATATGAGTATTTACTGATGATGACAGCATTACCTGTTTGGAGCTTCTCTGGCGCATCAGGACCTTTAGCCACTACCCTGGCATGGATAAACTCTTTTTTCGCCTTGGTGACCACAATAAGCCCTCCTATACTGCGAGTTTCAGGCTCGAATGGCTCAACGATTATATTTTTGCCTAATGGCTCAAGATTCATCTTTTTACTCCAGGTTTATTTCGATTGGAAAGTTTACAGGTTTATAGGCTCGGTTAACTTGCGAGGCATTGACGAATTGCATATGAGGCATTTCATAGTCGCCACACAAACCAAATCCTTCATGGATGTGTCCAAATACATGCAACTTTAAGTTTTTGAGCTGTTTAATGCGTACCAGTAATGAAGTTGATCCCGAGTGAAATAGAGTGCCGTCATAGAAGTTTGGAATACCATCAAGGATACTAAAAGGTGGAGAATGAGTAATGAGAACATTAGTATCATCAGGTATGAGAGCCCACTTTTCAATTAACTCTTCCTCTGTTTTCAAGGTAAATGCTTTGCACTTTGGGTTCATCCCAGGAAATTCTTTTGTCCAAGGTGATCCCCAGATTTTAAATCCATTGAATGAACATTCTTTATCTTCAAGGTAAGTTCCAAATTGTAATTTTAATCTTTTTTCTAGCAAAACATTGTCATGATTGCCGCCAATTATGATTTTAGCTGCATAGTTTTGTTCGTTAAGCCAATAATCAAAAAGCGCCATTTCATTTTCCAGATCTCTAGAAGTCAAATCCCCGGCAACGATCAATAGATCGCCCCCAGGAAGCTTTGGATACTTACCATGTAAATCTGCTGTACATGTGATTTTCATGTGAATCGCCATTTTGTGATGGGTTTCTTAAAGCGATAGTAGTTATCTTTAAGGGGGCATTCTCCCCTAGTGCACATGGTTATATCAGGCATTATGCACACCATCTAGAAAAGTCTATACTAGAACTTTGTAAAGCTTTTGCAGCACAATCTTCAGGATTTTCGCACCTTCCTTGCGCTATAGCCTCTAAAACTGCACAATGTAGACTGTCTTCATAAGAATGAGCTCTTTCATCATCATAAGATATACTCTCTAGATAAAGCAACGCATCAAGGATAACTGAAGGAGTGATTTTATCAGGCCACATTGGTGGCTTCTTATGTTCCATTATGTAAACCTCCACTTCGTGATAGGCTCTTTTCGATAAGCATCCAAGTTTATCCCTATCAACTCAGGAATCGAGTTATAATTCACTCTTCCTTTTTCGACGATCTTGCACACTCTTATGCCCCCCCCAATTGTACTTTGGCCTCCAGTCATTAGGAGTAAATCATTCTTCACAGCATCTTTCTCTTTTTCTAGGTCCTTTATGGCATCATCGAGTTGTTTATATCTCTCTGCCTTTGTCTTCCAGTCTTCAGATTCATTTTGCACAAAATCTTTGTTATCCAAAGATGGTGGGATAAAGTCTTTAACATGTTTCCAAAACTGATGAAGTCTTTCCATCATCGAGGTGACATAACCCATGTTCCTTACAATTGGAACAATCACGGTGTCTCCTAAGTCTTTTAATTCACCGCTTTCTAGGATAGCTCCATGATTGGAAATGTAGAGCATGGTATCTAGGCCCATAACTTCCATGATGCCATTGACTTGACCCACATATTTGTCAGGAATCATCCCAAATTTAGCAAGCTCATGGTCTAACTTATTTGCCGTTTTTATCTCAATAACTGTTTTACCATCTGAAGATATTCCGTCTAAGCTTGCGCCAAAATAGGCAATTTTGGGATGCTGATAAACGCAAGGTTGAAATTCTGTTTCAAGTTTGCGTGATACATAGTTCCTTACGTGGGGTTCTAGAACAACCCCACGTTTCATTGCCTCACTTTGCTGTTGCGTCTCACCTAAGCCTACCATCTCTTCCCATAGCTGATAACGGGTTTTGTAAGGACTTTCCCCCATGATAACGGGTATTTTAGAGGCTGTGAGTGTATTCAGGCGCCACTTGTGCCATTGTGGGGAGCCTTGTAAAACATCAATCTTTATTGGTTCATGCCGCATTGATAACCTCACCTGTTTTTAAATCCATTTCTAGGTTTGCTTTTTCTACTTCTTTGAGCTTTTCCTGAATACGGTTCAAAAGAATCTCATAGTCTTCACTTGTGAGATTTTTGAATCCCTTCTTTTTATCTACAACATTGTTGGTCACCATTTTGCGAAAGTTTTCAGGGCATTTGCTAAGTTCTAACGCAAGAAATTCATGCATCTCAGCAGTTACCCCTGGCACTTCTATGGTTTCCACATCATCGCTATAATGCTGGGCCTCAGCTTCACTTGATGGAAGATCCCCGCAAATATCTGGAAATGCTTTCTTGATAGAGGCCATCTCAGCGCATTTGATTAACTGACTTTTAGCACGTTCTCTCCAGGTTGCATTCGCCTCTCTTTGATCACCTTTACCCTTCATTTTAACGCATTCATCGTACCAGGCTTCACCGAAGACATCATGCCACGTTCCGTCTACGGTTCTTTTCTTAATCCAAACTTTTGCATAGACGGGCATTCCTCGATCATCGAAAGAAAGTTCAGTAGCTCTATCGCTTGGTGCATAATTGCCTGTCCTATCAGCAAGAGCTCTATACCCTCCAATCCCTAAGATTGTCTGCATCACATTCCTGCCTGCACCACTATCCCAAATTGGGATCGCATGCACCTGCTTCATGAAAGGATCTAAGTTAAATTTCTTGCACAAATGGCTGAAAATGAAATACTCGGCATCAGAACAGCCTTTCGCCACGCTAGTCTTAACGGCCGCTTCCACCTCTTTGGTCCATTCGATCTTCATTAATTGACTCATGGTTTCTTCCTTTCGGGTTTGATTAAATTTTCTTCTATATTCTTCTCTAGATTTTCTAGGAACTCTTTCTCATCTTGTTTCAGCGATTCGAAGAGAGTTTGCTTGTCAAATTCTTTTTCCATCAGGGTTTCCTCTTGACTATAAAATATGCGTATGATAATAATATTACTAAAATAAGCGTATTTTACGCAACAGAAAAAGGAGAAAAAGATGCAAATGAGAGAATATTTATCGAAAAAGGGTATATCGGCAGCTAAATTTTGCCGCGCATGTGACTTAGATTTAGCGACATTCAATAAAATCTTGAAAGGAGGAAATACAAGTTTTAGGATTGCTCTCAAAATCGTGAAATTTACCGATGATGAGGTGTCTCTTAACGAACTGGCTGGTCTTCCTAGAGTTCTTCCAAAAGGGTTTTTCAAATCTAACGAAAAATAAAAAAGGCCTCGGCGATCCGCGCCGAAGCCTTCCGTCTCCTAAACCTCAAATTTAAAAGACACACAAACGCAATGTGACTAGAAGCTTATCAAAGACGGTCTTTCTGGTCAATTTCTCTCTAGAATTAAAATTTTCTGGATTTTAAGTAAGACTTCAGCGACTCTCTGGCTCATTGCTCGCCAACGTGGCAAGCACTGAAAAGACAAAGCCCCCAACAGCTTAGACTCTGTTGAGGGCGGGATCCGAATGGTTATTAGCGTGCCTTTCGATGTCGGTTATTCTACTTACACATCACATTTGTGTAAAGGGTGAAGACTAAAAAAGGAAGAAAAAATAACCTTTCGGATCTTTCAAAAGTAAACATAATTTGAAGGATCAGCCATGACCCACGAAATCCAAGATCCAGATCTCCTGGCCGAAGTTGACACAACTCAAAATTTCATTGAGCTTGATCAAGATGATATCACCTCAAACTTTACGATTATTCCCAATGCTTTGATTCGGGACAAAAATCTCTCCCCCGATTGTTGCTATCTAATTATATTTTTACTAAGTAATAGACGTGACTGGCGCATAAACACCGCGCAATTGACGAAGGTATTCAAAGGAAGAATGGGACGGGAAAAGCTCTATAATCTCCTTCGGGAAGCGATTGAAGCCGGGTATATCAATCGCGAAATAACCAAAAATGGAAATCGATATGACGGATTCAAATATACTGTCGCGTCTACACCTAAATTCAAAAAATGTTTGCCGCATACGGGTTTTCAGGAAGCGGGAATTCAAGACGTGGAAAACCAGCACACTAAAGAAGACTATCTAGAAAGAAAACCATCTATAAGAAATAAAACCTCCTTAAAGGTTCCAAAGGAACCGGATAAGCCAAAGCCAGAAATTTCTAAAGAAGCTAAGCAACTTGGTGATTGGATGAAGGAGGCTATAAAACAAACTGCTCCCGATGTGAATTTCAACTTCAAGGAGGATTTGTATATTTCATGCGATAGCTTGATCAAAAAGTCAGGTTGGACGGCTAAGCAACTTTATGAAGTTTTCATTAAGGGACTTAAGAGTGATTTTTGGAAAGCACATCTCCTCAAAGCTAATCCTGCGCATTACCTGTCATTTAAGGATCGTTATGTCACCATCAGAGAGCAAAATAATAAATCTGAACCACAAAGGAAGTTTGCGGCAGCTTCAACGCATGAAAGTGAAATGGAAATCGCGAAGAAAATGAGACAGGGGGCTTTATGAAAACGATGAGAAGTATTTTACAAAAAACTCTTCTTCCTCAAACTGAGCCAAAAACTGTCGACTTTATCGTCGTAATCGGTGGGTGTAAAGCGATTGAACCAACTCTTTCGAGTGAGATTTCGTGCCCGATTTGTAGCGGTCGCGAGTATTACACCTTTTTAGAAAAAGGTAAGAGGACATGGTTTTGCGCGAATGGCAATTGCGCAACCAACTCTAAAGAAAACATAAAACCACCGAAATTTTTAAAAGACCCAAACGCAAGAGCAATAGGATGGTCTCAATTTTGCGACGAGAATGATTTAGGAGATAAATTCTATCCTGTTAATTTTCATGGAATTAAGCAATCTCAGGAAAAGATAAATTACATGAAAAAGTATTTAGAAAAACCTCAGGGCATTATCCTCATGCAGGGTTCAAAGGGGACAGGCAAGACTTATGCTGCATTAGGCATGTGTGAATTTTACACCCGATTTAGCACTTCATGTCGATTCATGACCCAGAAAAATCTATTCCATCAGTGGATGCAAAATCGCGATCAAATATTAAATTTTGAGATAAGATTTAAATCACCAGAACTCTTAGTGATCGACGATTTTGGAACAGGAGAAATCTCGCCAGCGTTTATGTCTTTTTTTATGGATCTTGTAAATTTTCGGGAAGGATTCACAAATAAGGGAACGATTATAACGACCAATCTTTCTCCTGAGCAAATGATTAGCTATTGCGGGGATGCACTAGCGGACCGTATTTCTGTCGGAGTTTTATTTGAATTTAAAGAGGTATCGAGAAGGGCGAAAATTTGCTTATGAAAACTAAAATAGAAACGCGAGATTACTTCTGTATTAAATGCGGAAATGACCACTTTATAATTGGTAAAACTTTCATAGATATCAATGATGAAGGTTTTCATTTTGATACCCAATGCTGGCGTTGCAATGAATGTGAGTATGAGTTAATGGATAGTGATCAGATGAATATAGCTAGGATGACTCTTCTGAATGCTAAAATTAACTTCTATGAACGTAAAGTCGCAAACTTTGAAGATACCGCATCTAAACTTGCTATCGCCAAACAGAAGAAGCGGGCATTGGAGCAAGCTATACAGGCAAACCAAGAAAAACAAGGAAACAATGCACTGGTATCTAAAAACGATAGAGAGGCCCCCGCTTCCCATAAAAGTGTCGATGTGTAGGATATCCCCAAGAGAGTATGATTATGACAACCTAGTGGCCTCTATGAAAGAAATTAGGGATAAGATAAGTGATTGGCTAATACCGGGGTTAGCGCCTGGTAGAGCTGATAGCGATGAAAGGATTACATGGCATTACATGCAAAAGAAGGGTGAGCCTAAGGAAGTTGCGCTTGAAATCACGTTTGAAAACGTGGAATAAATTACACAAATGCGCATTAAATTGAGGAATTCGTGATAATCCATACATCCCCTGAAGAATGGAAGCCCAAGGCACATGAAGCAAGTATTGGAGTAAAATTCTCCCATGACATATTCATTGCACCCGCCAAAGCGAGAGAATGGGGTATTGAATTTACGGAAGAAGATTTAGAAGATGGGCCTTGGGGTAGAGTCCTCAGGATTAAGCGTTAATCATTATGCCGACGCCGGCAAAAAGGCTTAGGATTAATCTAGAACCAATTCGAGCATCACCTCGAAATGATCTAGGAACTAGTAAGAAAGGCTTACAAGTTCAATAATTGCGCCAAATATGCGCCGGATTAATCCAAATTGCGCCAGCTATACGAAATAATCGTACAACTCATGAAAACCTATCCTCCCCAAACTTCCAGCTATGCAATTCAACTCCCGTAGTCCAATCACCACAAGCTTTGCATTCTGAAGTCTCATAAGCTACATTCTTACCTTTAAACCATCCACCAGCCTTCTTACCGCATGCAAAGCATAGGAAATGATCATCTTGCATATTCTCTATTTTCTGAGTGAAATTCGTAGTCATATTCAACATAGGGTTTAAAGGTTTGTGGAATAGGCAACCAGTATCCAAAGAAGCATATCTCATGAGTACCACAATCGGGGCATCCCCGATTTAATACCTCATCTTTGGCTGGCATAGTGATAAAATAATGCCATTCGCATTCGTGCTTGCACATAGAGCCTCATTGGTTTGCTATTTAGATATCAAGGGGATATTTTAGGTGCAAGGAATAATGTTGCAGATTTGCGAAGGAAATCTACTCTTTTGGTAATTCGGGGAGAGGCATCCAGTGAGTGATCCGATCTGAGAAAAAGGGACCCTCAGACTTCCAAAGACACTCATCTTGATGAATGTTCGCGTCATAATATCTTCCGTAACAAATTTGCTCTGAATCTGTGAAAAGTAAATATTGCTCTGAATCTTCCGAAGGTGTCCTATCTTTTACACTTATCCATTCACTCATTTCTTAGACCATTTTAGTTTTGGTTCGCTAAGATAAACATTCCTAAATTGTCTACGTCTCATCTCTTGATATGCACATTGAAGTCTATATTCTTCAACTTGCTGCTTGCGCTTTTCAGCTTCTTCCCTTTCCTTTTTCATCATATCCTCGAACCATTCTTTATTCTCTTGATATAGCTTGTAGAGTGAATCTTCGCGATTGTCTTCAAGCAGTTGGTAAGGATTGCTTACTGGTTCAGGAGATGCTCTTCGGGGAGGGCTAGCCATTATAAATTCCTATGATCATGTCTTTCGTTTCTTTATCGAGTTTGTCTAAAATTTCATAGCCAGAAGGAAGGCATTCGGGCAAAGGAAACCATGCTTGAACTTCATATGTCTTACCAAAAGGATATTTGCGAGGCTTTCCAGTTCTTCCGAAAGGAATGTATCGCGTTATCTCATCACGCCAGACGAATCCTTCTTTATATCTCCACATGATCAAAACTTTTTGACCCTCTTGAGGAAGTCTATCCGAAATCATTATCCATTGGGGATTATCCATGTTTATCCATGAAATCTTGAATAAATATACATTCTTTATCGGTTTCATGACATTTCTCTAATTCTTGGAGGAGATGTTCCTTACCATATATCTCATGAAGAACTTCAAGCCTTAAAGTTGATAAAACACCTAGGATGAAAATACATTCTTCACCCTCAAGAATTGGCTTTATTTTTGATTTTAATTCTCTTATTTTTAAAAGAACTTCATTAGCTTCCATGTTTTCTCGCAAATAAATTGGGTTCATTAGAGGGGAATTCAAATATAACAGGCTTTTTCTTATCTTTCAGCTCTTCGATATCCTGCATAAGTTTTAGGATAACTTTCCCCTGTTCTCCAAGCCTTGCAAATAATCCCTTCCTCACATTGTTAGAAATCCTAACAATATTTTGTATTTCCTGTCTCAAAATGTGAGCTTCTTCAGCACACATAGGATTTTTATCGGTAAAAAGGTCATATTGTAATGTCATAAATTACTCCTCAGCATTGGGATCTGCCAAGGAGTATAAGGGGATCGTTATCTTTTTTCAAGATGTTTTAACCAGCTTCTTAAAGTACGCTGAATTCTGATTGGATCTCCGTTGTCTTTAGGCAAAGCAACCATCTCAATATCGACGTTTAAATCGGCATGGTCTTCATAGTAATACCATCCAGTTTCCCTATCATATTTACATTCTTGAGCATTCACAGCTGCCTCGAGAGCTTCTTCAATATCTTCATAATATCCTACTCGATGTGAGCAATCATCATAATAATCTTGGGTATGATGATTAACGATAAAGTAAAGCTCATCAAGTTCTTCAACTAAGTTTTTTAATTTTGCGTTCATTCTGACATCCTTGGTTTGAGGTTTAGGTGTTGTGTATATCAATATACTGCATATACTAAAATATGCGCAATAAAATAATGCTAAAAGAAATTTGTTTACACATTTACAAGTCTCTGTCATACCGAGGGCATGATTACTTGGAAACTAGAAACTAGAAAACTGAAAGAGTTGCGCGAACATCCTCGCAATCCTCGCCAACTCAAAAAAGATCAATCAGATCATTTAATGCGCTCATTATCAACCTTCGGCATTGTTGAGAAGCCCATTATCAACTTAGATAATATGATCATTGGCGGCCATCAGCGTCTTAAGATTCTTAAGAAAATGAACTTAAAAGAAATTGAATGCTGGGTTCCTGATCGAAAGCTTGAGGATCGAGAAGTTGATGAGCTTTGCATTCGTCTTAATAAAAACACAGGCGATTGGGATTGGGATGCTTTAGGTAATCTTTGGAATCCCCCCGATTTGATTGATTGGGGCTTTCATCCTGATGAATTGCTCGAGGGTATTACAGATAACGAAGCTGCATTAACTGAACCTGAAGATTGCGGCTCATGCGAGCTATGTGGTCAAAAGCTAAAGGGTAAAAAGAAAGATGGCTAGGAAACCAACCGGAAATCCTACAGGAAGACCAGAAAAAGAGATTGATTGGACTATGTTCGAGCAACTCTGCCACATACAATGTACACAGTCTGAAATAGCTTCCTTTTTCAAGATTCACCATGACACTTTAGCATATCGTACCACAGCCCATTACGGGGAATCTTATTCGGATGTCTATAAAAGGTACTCAGATGGCGGTAAAATGTCTCTCCGCAGAATGCAGCTTAAGCTCGCACAAAAGAATGCTGCCATGGCTATCTGGCTCGGTAAGCAATACCTAGGTCAAAAAGATAAAGAGGCAACTGGAGAAAATGACATTGATGCAATCAGAAAAATTGCTCAAGCTCTTAGAGACTTACCCGGAATTAAAGAAGCTGAGCGACCAGCGTTGGAGATTGGACAACCTTTATTACATCAAGAACAGCGAAGGGAACCGAGTCCAGTTCAAGATGAATTGGGCACAAAAGGAACTCTATGACACGCTGCATAATTGCGAGATAGTCCTTAAATGCAGGCAGATCGGCATCACGACGTTCTTTGCTATCCTCCTATTAGATCAGGTGCTTTGGCATGATAACGTTTCTTGTGGCGTTATTGCTCATACCCTGGATGATTCTAAAAGCATTTTTCAGGACAAGCTAAAATATGCTTTCGATCATCTACATCCTGCTATTCGACCCTTGTTTAAGGTTGTGGGAGATTCTGCAAAAGAGCTTGCTTTTGCTCATGGTTCAGTTATTAGGGTGGGCACTTCTTTGCGCGGTTCTACTCTTCAGTGGTTGCATATTAGTGAGTTTGGGAAGATCTGTGCTAAGGACCCTGAGAAAGCGCGGGAGATAATGACAGGCTCTTTACAGACTGTCCATGCTGGGCAGCATATATTTATTGAGTCCACTGCAGAAGGAAAAGAAGGCTACTTTTATGAGCTTTGTAAAGCCGCTTTACACCACGCTCAATCTGGTAAGCCATTTGGGGCCTTGGACTTTAAGCCGCGTTTCTTTCCTTGGAATAAGCATTATGAATATCGCCTCTCAACCGAAACGCCAATCCCTGAACATCTTGAAGAATATTTTGCTAAAATTCACCTAGAAGGCATCAAATTAACTGAAAATCAGAAATGGTGGTATGCGAAGAAATATGAGCTACTCAAAGAAGATACCCTGCGTGAATACCCCACAACTCCGGAAGAAGCCTTCCAAGCTTCACAAGAAGGATATTGGTATGCTCGACAGATGAAAGAGCTTAGCGATCTTGGTCATATTACCAATGTCAGCTATGATAAAGCCCTTCCTGTTCATACCGCTTGGGACTTAGGCCAAGCTGATTTTATGGCTATCTGGTTCTTTCAGATTAACAGATCAGGAGACATCAATATCATCGACTATTTCGAGAAGCGAGACTGCCCAATCGATCAGATAGCTTCTATTTTACAAGCAAAAAAATACACATATGGCGAACATATATGGCCACATGATGCTAACGCACGAGATAGAGCTGGAATCACTTTCGTCTCACAGGCGCGAGAATTTGGCCTATCTGGTATAGTACTTGAACAACATGAGGTAAAAGATGGAATCAATCTTGTCAGAGCTACCCTATCACGATGCTGGTTTGATGCCAAAAACTGCCACCGAGGGCTCATTGCTCTGGAGAGTTATAAGAAAAGATGGTCTTCGGCGATCGGGGGTTTCTCATCTGAGCCAGCCCACGATGACGCAAGTCATGGCGCCGATTCCTTCCGCTATCTTGCAGCAGGACTTACCAAAATTGAAGCCTCTATAGGCAGTTTAAACAACGATTTGAAAGCATTAAGAGCATATTGGGGAGGATAATGACTGAGAACGCGATTCATAGTTACCTTGAAAAGGGATGGTCTTATATTCAAACATCGACGACGCATGAATTCTTTGCTCCGAGAGGGAGCAAGAAAATCATTTACTCAAAACGTTTCCCGATGTTAAGGCTTGGCATTTACCCCGAGGAGGAAAATGTCAAGACATCAATGGAATGTTACCAAAAAAGTCTATCATAAGCCATTTAGGATCAAAAAAAAGTTGCATTGCTACAATCATTACTTTATATGTGAATGCTCTTGTGGGGCATCATGGCAGCAAAATATCATTGACAAGGGTGATCCATGTATCAAAGAGATTTGAAGGTAGAAGTTAAATACCTGGGCTCAAGTGAACCGATTTGGCTTACATCAATTGATAAATCAAAAAATAAATTTAAAGGAAATAATATGTCTTGTTGCAAACATACTTCTGAAGAAAATGAAGACGAGATGCTCGAAATTTGTCTCTCTCGTAAAGATCTCAAAATTCTTAAAGAAAAGCTTAAAGAAGGTCTAGATCAATATGATGGTGAGATTAAATATGCCACAGCTATGGTAGCCAAACATGGAAATTCATTAAGTAATTTATTAGAATATACAAATCATCTTAATGAAATTCTTCGAGCTATTAATGAAGCACAAGGCATCCAGGAAGAGGATTGAATATGGAAATTATTGATAAAACAAGTGATTTGAGGACATTTTTGATTGTCACAAACACTGGAAATTTTACAGTTAAAGGCACAAGTTTCGGATTTATCGGAAGCGGACCTATTTTAGTCATTTATGTTGAAGCGGAGCCCGTAGCATGTTTTCCTAATTATTATTATATTATTGACCATGAATTTAAAATAGAATGAATAAAGATTTTTTAGGAAACAAATTTCGATATTTTAATAAGAAAGGCGAACCTATTTCTTTAATTGAGTTCAGTATTCTTTTCGAAAATTTTCAATATAAAATTATCAAACAAGAAAATGTTGGTAAATATTTTGTTAGTACAGTCTGGCTTGGTATAGATATGAATTATCGAAAGGATGGCCCTCCTCTAATTTTTGAAACTATGATTTTTATGAATGATGAAAATGATGAGGATAAAGGAGATCCTTGTGAACACTTTATGGAACAGAAGAAGAAGCCTGCATTGGGCACGAAAAGGCTGTTGAAATGGCCAAATCAGCCCAAATTGCCCAATAAAATAATGAAACACTTTGAGTGTCAATTGCTTCACAAAAAAGTTCCATTATATCATAATGGATCAATCTTTTCGGTATGCGAGGAATGTAACAATGACTGAGGAAGATAATCTCCTACGAGAAGCTATTTCTAAGATAGCAGGGCAAGAGCGTCAAATCCTTGATGATTTTGCAAAAGCAAATATTGCTGCAAAATCATTCCTAACTCATGAAGATATTGCTTATATAATCACGCATCTTCAACTCTATCAGCAAGAAGTTAGAGAAGGAAACTTTTTCGGATATAAATATTGGTATAGTTGGAGAGAGAATGACTGAGGAAGAATATGCCTTGTACATGTTGGTATGAACCATCGGAAGCTTCTAAGAGCCTAATCAAAAATCACTGTCAAGCGATTGTGGATGAGGTTCGTCGTTTGATGCAAATAGGTGATCCCTTGGGTTGCGAAATGAAAGACGTTCATGAGTTACTTGATCACCTTTACGATCCAGAAAGATGCAAGGAAAAGAGATGACTGAAGAAAACGTTCACTGGAGCCAGATTGAAGAGGGCAAACAGGCACTTCTAAAGCTTATCAATGAAACCTTAGGTCCATTCGACCCTGGGCCTTTTTGCAAGGAAGGTGAAAGCGGTGAGGACAATATATCAATTAAGGTACCTACTGGTTCCGCTAATGTAAGAAGATCGCCACCCACCTCTTTTTTAAGAATTGATTCAGATGGCAACACATGGATAGAAGTAAAAGTTGGACCAAATGAGTCTGAGCCTTTTTATCGTGAAGAGGGGATATTTAAAATAATTGATGAAAGAATTCAATGGTGGAATCAATATTTACCAGAGCATTTATTAGTAGAAATTTCTAACTTAATTGTGAAATACCTAAACGAAAAGAGAGCTGAACATGGATAAATTTGCAGAATTTTACAATGACGAAAACAAAATAGAGGAACTATCAGAATATGTTCATATCAATTTTAAATTGATTCACACAAAAATGTTATCTGAGATGAGAAGAAAGTTAGAGCTCACACCTGATATGCAAAATTCTGATGGATATGTCTCTTTGATGGTATCGCTATACGGAAAAATGTTTAATGAAATGGTTTATTCCTTAGCGGGCATAAGTCAAGCAACAAATACAAAAGTTTCAGACATAATTCCTGCAACGACCTTAAAGGTTTTTCTGGATCTTTGGGAGGGAAAAAATCCCTTGGAAGGGAGAATGAGAACCGATGTAAAAGATGACCTAGAAGGTTTTAAGAAGTACTATTTAGAAAATATCGACAGCTTACGACAGGTTTCTGAAGCTTTGCCAAAATGAAAACCGTAACAATAAGAAACATAACCGACATTCTTGACGAAGAGTTTGGGGAATGGTGGGATAACCCTTATGTCCTAAACATCTTTGCCTACCAGATGCAGATATTCGATGAAGAGAAGATTAAAACGGAATGCCCATTTTCCACGATAGATGCTTGCCTTGAGTTTAAGCGTAAGCGTACTGTCAATGGTAAGCCCATCAACGAACAATTCAACCAAAGAGCTTTCGAGAAGCTTATTCAAAGGGAGGAATATGAGATTTAGAGCCAAACTATTCCATACTATAATGTGGGTCTTTGTTAAATTAAGACTTTGCTTGGAGTGCAAGATCACTACTTATAATGGAAGTTTCAAGACATATGCCGCATGGGAAGAATATGAAAGCTGAGCCATTGACCATAAATATAAATGATAAGAGTCCACTTCCAGATCGTTCAAATGAAATTACTCTTGCCCATGGCCTTGGTGTCGCTCTTCAACCTGATGGTCGCTTTCGGATATTTCACGAATGGATCAGCGTAAAGGATAGGCTGCCTGATCTATATGAAGAAGTTTTAGTATTCAGAAGCCCTCCAGATCAAATTACAATATCTACCATACTTTTGATGGTTGACAATGAACCTCTATGGCGTGATCAAATATATTATAGTCACTGGATGCCTCTTCCTAAACCACCGGAGGAATGATGACTGATTTCCCAAAGCATTTAACATTGTTAATAGAGCACAATCCTCATAAAAACTACTACCAAACTTCCAAAGAATGGTTTTATGATTATCACTGTTGTGAACAAGCCGATAAAGATGAATTTTCAGAAATCGATGATTTTTGGAAAATGCAATGGTATCCCAATACTCCCATTGGTTTTCATGTAGTATTTGGAAGAACTTTGGAAGAGTGCCTTGAAAAAGCGAGGAAGTTGAATGACTAAGGAAAGAATAAAATCTATGAAATTAGAATTCATAACCAATTTGGAAATTTAACAAGTGGATAAAAAGAAATATAGCATTACGATTGAATTTACTGAAAAATCCTTCATGAATGATTTTATTGATCTTATTAAAGATGAAGACTGGAATACATATATAGAATATAAAATTATAAAAAACAAACCTGAATATTTAAATGAAATGGAAAATATCCTCTTTGAATTAAAAAAAATTATTGAAAAAATAGATAGTTAGAATGTCATCATATTTATCAATTACCTGGAAAAAAAATGACTGAGGAAGAATATAACACCGTAAATTTTATAGATGGTATTTATAGGCCTCCCCATCATCCTGGGTCAATAGCGCAAAACGCAACGCTCGGTGTAAAATTCTCCAATGACATTTATGTAACTTCGGATATAGCTAAGGAATGGGGAATTAATGAAACCAATGCAGAATGGGTACCCGATCATCCTTTGGGTCCTTGTTGGAGAATTAAAAGATGACTGATAAATTCAAGCGTACCGGGTCAAATCAAAATATAGATCCTAAATATGTTAAAATAGTGGCTGGAATAAATGAAGATCTTTTAGGTGCATATGATGAAAATGTTTTTGTAATTCATCCTCCCGAAGGAACGGAATTCAAGGAATGTCCTTTATGCAAGAATCCTTTCGTCTACAATGGAATGCTTTCAAATTGTTTGTGGTGTGAGATTAATAAAGATGACTGAGGCAGAAAATAAAATTGTGAATCCTAAAAATGTTATGGAAATTTTTCGTAAACGTGCAAAAAAAAATCCAAACCTAGAAGCTGCATATATTGAAGAGAAGAAAAAATACTCAGTGATTTTAAGAAAGACTAATGTCAAATCTTTCACAACACTCACATGATCTGTGAGGGCTGTTTTAATTTTAAAAACATCATATGCCTCCAAGACACAACAAGGAGGCACCAAAAAGCCACATAAGGGTTATTATCAGACGTTTAAGCAAGCAAAACTCCCCCTTTCAACTCTTCTGTCTTTATCAGGGAAAACCAAAATGTCTTTAGGGGGAAATTCCAAGCTTAGCAAGTCGAGATTTATTCGACAACTCCAAACTTATAAAAAACCCGGGGTACGCCCCCGGGAAACCATCAACCAATGAAGTGTTCGAAACCCACCTTATTCATGTCCCCATTTCCAGGCAAGAAGTAATAAACATATAAATTAAAATTTATTGTATATAAAATACTCGGCCGATAATGTCGGGTTATGAGAAACAATGATCCAATTTTTTGGCCCGGTGCCGAGTATGATACATCTTTAAAAGCTCAACGCGATAAAAATTACACAGACTGCATCAATATCCTGCAAACGCAGTGGTATCAGGCCGATGTAGATCAACGTTTCGTGTTAGGTGATCAAGATATTTGGGGGTTAATGTTCCCTGGCGTTGCAATGTATCGCCGGAAGATGTTCAACTTTAACCTAATTCAGTCGCATATCAACATGATAAGCGGCTACCAAAGGCGCAACCGTAAGTCTTCAATCGTCATTCCTATTCAGTCACCGATGCAAAAGACTGCAGATTTGCTCACCAAATGCCTATATTACGTTCACAATCAGACTGGAGCCTATCAGATCTACTCTGATGCATTCGAGCAAGGCGCGCTTACGCAAGGTATAGGGTTCATCTCTATCTATAATGACCTTTCAAACGATCCTGTGAGCGGTGATATCAAACTTCGCTATATTGATTTCAAATCGGTTATCTGTGATCCCTATTTTAGGAAACATGATTTAAGCGATTGCCGCTTTATTGAAACGCGACAATTTTTTGGTAAGCGAGAGGCTGCTAGCTTCTATCCACAATTTTCCGATGATATCATGTCACTTCCTGGCGGAAACTATCGTGACGATAAGTTTTACTATATGCCAGAAGTTTATCAAATCCAAAGACCTGACGTGATTGCTTTTGACGAGTATTGGTATTTAGCTTCCCGCGAATGCAAATACCTCGTGGATGTAATGACGAATGAATGTCAAGAATTTCAGGGAGATGAAGAGGATTTAAGAGTTATCCTGACAAACTTTAGAGATAAACTTAAGCTTATCAAAAAACCAAAACCCACTACTAGACGCACTCTTATTTTAAATGATCGTGTACTAATTGATGAGGCTAACCCCTACGGCATAGATCGATACCCCATCGTTTGTTCCTTAGGATATTTTTCACCTGATAGCCCGTATTATTCCTATAAATTCCGCGGCGTCGTCAGAGATCTACGTGATGCGCAATATCTCTTCAACAGAAGAAAGGTATCTGACCTTGACATTTTAGAAAGCCAACAGCAGGGCCTAAAAGTTAAGAAAGGCGCTTTAGTTACTCCTGAAGATGGATTCAACCAAGGTAATGGTCGGATGCTATCGATTGATCCAAAGTTTCAAATGGATGATGTCCAACCCATGCCGATCATCCCCCCCGCTCCGACGATGATTCAGATGGAAGAGATGCTCCAAAGCGTTATGAGTAGCATTTCAGGCGTAAACGAGACAATGCTTGGCACTGATATTGATAGCAAAGCTGGGATCATTTCTATGCTTCGCAATAGTGCAGGCATCACCACACTCACAAGGCTTTTTGATCAGTTTGATGAAACACAAAGACTTTGCGGGGATATCATTTGCGAAATGATCATGAAGAATTGGACCTTTGGCAAAGTCAAACAAGTAACGGGTGAAGAACCCACAGCAGAATTTGATAATAAAGCTTTCTTCAAATATGGCTGCAAAGTGGTTCAAGGGGCACTTACCGAATCTCAACAGCAACTTGAACTTGCACAAATTATTCAGCTCAATGAAATGTATCCCGATACGGTTCCTGTTGAAGAAGTGATCGAACGCATGCAGCTTCAAAATAAAGATCAAGTTGTCGAAAAGATTCTCAAACGTCAACAGGCAGCCAATGAACAACAGCAGAAGATGGAACAACTTCAGATGCAGCAACTTGAAATCGACAATCAAGCGAAGATCTCCTACGCTAATTCGCAAGATGGTCTGGCCCAAGAAAGACTTGCCAAGATCCAAACAGATATTGCAGTTGCTCAAGATAAACTTAAGAAAGCACATCAAGAAGATACAGCATCCCAACTCAATATCATTAAGATGCTTAAAGAGCTTGAGGGGATGGATATGGCCAAGATGCAAGCCAAACTGGACTTCCTTCACAGTGTCAACCAAATCAATTTCGATCAGGTAGAACAACTTCAGCAAGAACAAGCCCAAGCTGAGAAAACGGCGACAGTCTAGTTTATATTGCTAAAATTTATTTTAATTCTTAAGGTGGAATTAACCCAAAAAGGGATAAACCCCGGAGTTTATTATGGACATGGCTAAAAAAGGCTACAAGCAAGGCGATATGGGCCCCACTGTAGACGATTACGAAAGACCAGAAAGCAATTTCAGCCAAGCTGGATTCAGCAAAACGACTGAATATGTAGAAAGGCAAGATAAGTTTGTTGGAAAAGAAGCTTCTAAAGTTAGAAGCCAAGCTTATCAAGGGCGGTATAGCTAATGGCTAAAGCAAACAAAGTGGAAGTGCAAAGAGGCCCTATTGTGGCCGATCAACGCACCATGAAACATTCAACAAGGCCCGAGATCGATCGTCAAGACGCATCTGATCGCGCTGGTCGTTGGGATGGCATGACGCTTAAGCTGCATATGCCAAAACAGTAGCAATTAAATATTTAAATTGATATCTGTTGGGGTCGACATTTGTCGGCCCTTTCCATTTAAGGAGATATTATGATTATAGCACAGATGATTATTTGGATT